TAACGATATAGTAACAAACAAGACAGGTGCTGTCTTTCAAGTAATCGACCCAAACTACCGCACCGATCGGTTGGGCAAGCAAATCCTTTGCCGTAAGTACCGCAGTCAAAAGCGTTTTGCCTTCATGCCTTGGCAGGTAAAAAAACATCCATTTTTTTCCTAAAAGCCTTGACATTGCAGGAAATTCTGTCAGACTATTAAAAGATTAAGACTGAAAACCACAAACCAAAAAAAACCATGTTTAAAGTAATTAAAGTATCCCTCGACATTGACTCTGGCAACGAATCCGAGGACGTTATGGTACACACTCCAGACCAAGATTTTGCGAATCAGATTCGGGATGAGATTAACCTTGAGAATCAAATTCCTGGGCATGAGCATTTTGCCGTCACCATTGAAGTTTAAACCACAAACCAAAAAACCATTATGACCCAGTCACAATTGCACGACGCACTCAAGACATCCGAAGAACTCAACGCCACACGGGAAACCGCAAAGCGTTTGACAAGGCAAGCTGAAAATGCTCGCAGTGAAATTAAAATTTTCACAAACACATTGAAGGCACTTGAGGCGGACAATGTCGAGAAGGTGTCAATTGGTTTCTGCGAGGGACTTTTACAATCTATCTCGGAGCAACTAAAACATTAAACCACAAACCAAAAAATTATTATGACCAAGAAACATTTTGAACTCATCGCCCAAACCCTCAACAAGGCACACAAACAAGACCACAACAAAAATGTGGTTGAAGCAATCGCCTTTGATCTGTCAGTAAAATTTCAGGATCTCAATCCAAATTTCGACCAAACCCGATTTGTCGAAGCTGTTATAAAAGATTAACTTTTAACTTTCGTGATATGGGTTCGCCCGTCGAGGTTGGTGGTTCTCCTCGGCGGGCATTTCTTTTTTTTGGCACGGGCCGTGCAGCCCGCGGCATGCCAACTTTATTGCAAAAAAAATTTTATTTTTTTCAAAAAAGGGTTGACTTTACCCGATTTTCTGTCAAACTATACGCATAACCTTAAAGAAAACCATTATGAAAAAACCATCCAATCAGATCCTCGTCAACGCTCTCGTCTCCCGCATCAACCTGGAGCACAAGATTCCCTCCATGCCATTGTTTGCAAACGAGTCGCACAAGAAGATTGCACAGGACGCAATCGCTTCCGTTGCTTGTGAAGTTCAAGACTTCATCGCTCAAGCCATTGGAGAAGAAGAGGCCAAGAATTTCGCCTCCCGTTGCGTGAAAAATTAATTGAAAAAAGATTTGACTTTACGCAAAAACCTGTCATACTAGATGCAGAATTAAGATTAACCCAAAGAAAAAACCACTATGCCAAACACTCACGCATTCACCGCAACCTATGAAGTCCTTTATTTTGACCGCAACGGCGACCCAGTCCAAAAGCGTCATCGTGATATTCGTTCTGGCTATGGCATCACTTTAGACGATGCTTGTGGTCGCAACTGGTTCGAAAGCGATGGACGGCACAAAGTCGTGATTCTTGAATCTGAAAAGATTAGCATGGAACGCTACAACCAACTGCGAGGCTTTGACGAGTCCAAGCTTGCAGAAATTACTCGCCACCACAACAAAGGAATCGAATGAGCATCACAATCGGAAAAAACTATCAAGTTATCAAAAACAAGAAAACCAACAATTACGTTTTAGTGTTTAAAAAAGCAAAGTGAAAGATTTATCAGAAGCTCCTTTTGTCCTCACCTCATTAAACCAGCACAACATTATTTTACGCAAGGACAATCCATTTTATGAACCGACTGGTCGAGATCTGCCAATGAGCATTGACTGCGTTCTGTCGAACCAAGACAGGCTTGAAGAAGTCACCGACCAATTAGAGTTGCCAAGCGACCAAGCGGTTTGGGTATTGCATGACGAATAGTTATGCATACAAATGCTATCACGCTGCAGCCCGCTCTACGACTGGGCTGAGAGCCGATGGCTTTTGGCACGGGGCGCGCTGCCGTTGCCGTGCCAGTTTATTTTTCGGTATTTTATTTTATTTATTTTTTTAAAACGGAGATTTCTTGAGCTTTATGCAATTTTTTTTGAAATTATTTTGCTGTTTGGCTCTATGACTGGGCTGGCGGCCGATCTTTTTTCTCGTATTTTTCAAAAATTCGTCTATAATGTGTTACATAGAAAATTGAGAAAGACTTTAACCACAAACAAAAAACCATTATGAAAAACATCGCTGACCTCCCACAAGAATTCCAAAACATCTTTGCCCAACTCAAGGCAGAGCAAGATGCCGAGCAAGGAATTGACGGCACACAAACAGAAGCTTCAAAAGAGGACATTCTTGACGAAGTCGTTTTGCTCAAGACCGAGGTTGATGTTGATCCTATCGACGAAGACGACGAGGAGCAGATCGACATGGACGCAGTCAGTCCTGCCATGCTCGCCATGTTCAAGTAAACATATTAACTTATATTAAAAATGATTGACTTACTTTTAGCTATTGCCGTGCCGATAATCTGGCTTGCTTGGGGCTTGCAAGTTGCTTGCTCCCACATCTCAAAAGATTAATTCAGTTCAAGCACTCCCCCCATTTTTCAAAAGAAAAGGGGCTTCAAAAAAATGTTTCAGCGGGGGGGGTGGTTATTTTCACAATCAAAACCCGATTTAAAAAAAAGGAAATTACAAGGCTACCTATAGTGGACGATAGACAGCACTACATAGCATTATTGCTTTAAAAAAAAAGAAAACCCACTCTTATAGAGAGGGGGGAGTGGCGACCTGCGGAACTTGTGCTGCGCCTTCTTGAACGGTGGCACCACCAAGCATCTGGTTTTCAGCGCGAATACGAGTTAAGTCTTCACGAATCTTCCCGATAGTTTCTGGATCGGCATCTTCGACAACCTGCTGCGCTTGTCCGCGGCATTGATTTTCAATCGTCAACAATACTTGATTAAATTGTAAATTAGAAAACATTTGGGAAGCAACAAATTCTGTAAGCTCCGCTTTTTCTTGTTCTGAAAGGACCAGCGTTTCGGTTGCTGTGTCTACTGTTTCTTCTGCTGTATCTGCCATAATACAATATACTAACAGAAATCAACTATAAATCCATTCAAAGGGATAAGTTTTTTCGAAATTGATAATATAATGAGTTTTAGATTCCCTTACAGTAGTCTTCGGGCGGTAGTCCATGTCAAAAAGCTCATCTATTAATAAGCCCATGGAGTCTTTCTCAATACGAACTACAATATTTGAAATATCAGTATTATGAAATACTTCCTTACAAAATTTCTCACAGATATCAATTGCCTCCATTCTTTTTTGTGTCTTCTCTTAGGAGAGAATGAACATCCTGTATTTTATCTTGCCTAATATATTGGGCAGGGGTTTGGTTATTTAGTTCTGTTCTATTTTTACTAAGCCATTTGGCGGCTCCATAAAGAGAGAAACTAGAAGTGATTTGTTTCATGAGGTCGATTTTGTCCATATAGTGCTCGTCTATTTAAACTATCTTTATAGTAAAGTTCTTGTTGATATTTTTTAATTATAATTTTGTAGTTGTAAATTATTTCTTGCTGACTCCTGGTGATATCGATTAACTCTTTTATTGAAGAATCTCTTTTATTGAGTGCCTCTTGCTGAAGTTTAATGTAATCCCTAAGTGATTCAAGATCATTTTGATGTTTATCGGTTAAAAATTTATATTCAATTCCTGCAAATAGTAAAAAAAATATTAAAAATCTAGCCCACACATCTTAATATACACGTACATAGTGTATTATATATAAATGGCAAAGAAAAAGGTTTCCCGATCAGAGGAAGAGGATTTGATATTTCATAACTTTAATGGTTTGACTTCTCATTTTCACGTACAATCTAAAAGACTAACAGACAGACAAAAACAATTTCTAGAGGTTGCATTAGATTCTAAAACTAACATTATTTTTTGCGCAGGACCAGCTGGCACTACTAAGACTTATGTGGCGGTTTATTCAGCCTTAAGATATTTAAGCGCAAATACAGATCTCGATTTGCTTTATGTTAGAACAGTAGTAGAAAGTGGTGAAAGAAATCTTGGATCGCTCCCTGGCGACATAGATGAAAAATTCAATCCTTATATGGCTCCACTTGATGACAAATTAAGAGAAATGATTAAGCCGTCAATTATTCCTGAATTAATATCTAAATTTCGAATTCAAGCAATGCCTATTAACTATTTAAGGGGAGCCAGCTGGAACAATAAGATTGTTGTAGCCGATGAGGCTCAAAATTTTACCTTTAAAGAATTGACTACTTTGGTCACCAGGTTAGGTGAGAGTAGCAAGCTTATAGTTTGCGGAGACTTCCTTCAATCAGATATTAATGGAAAGACGGGATTTAGGCAAATGTTTGATTTATTTGATGACCCAGTTAGCAAGAAAAAGGGAATCCATACTTTTGAGTTCACTAAGAAGGATATTAAACGAAGTAAAATTCTAAGCTATATTATAGGTAAAATTGAAGAAGTAAATCGGCCTTAGTGTATCTTAGATAATATGGACATTATCATCGCCGCAACAATAGGAGCCGCTGCCACAATTGCAGCGGTCATTCTTAAGGCCTATCTAGGATCTTGTTTAGAAAAGGGCAAACTTCAAAAACATACCGTTCAAAATGAAGATGTTTATCGGGCACTAGAATATTCGCGTAATAAAATTGAATGCGACAGAGTGGTGGTCTACGAGTTTCATAATGGAGATGTTTATTATTCAGGCAGTTCTCAACAAAAATTTAGCAATACTTACGAAGTCTTATCTGAGGGGGTGAGCTCTGAACTCAAAAACCAACAAAACTTAAGGGTTTCTTCTTTTAATAGATTTATTAAACCTTTGGTGGATGAAGACGAATATGGTTTCTGGGACATAGATCAAGTAGAAGACATCGTAACAAAAACTTTTTTTGAAGATCAGGGCACAAAAAGTACATATTGTGTACCAATTCAATTATTAACTGGTAAAATTATCGGGATACTAGGCATAGACTACGTTAAGGGGGGTAAAAAGTTAAATAACCAGCAAAAGAATTTTATTAAAAATCAGTCATGTATTATCGCAGGCTATTTAAAAGCTTAAAAAAATATTTAATATACTAGTATGAATGCTGAATATTGTCCTCATTGTGGTTTCAAGAACGTTTATGCGGCAGTCGCTCCGAATTTTTGTGGAGGCTGCGGTACTCCTCTTAACCAGTCTACCGCTTCGGCCGTAGTCGCCCCTAAGGCCACGCCTAGAGCACCCATAAAGCGGCGAGTTGCTGCCCCCGTGCCTGCGGCACCCCAGGAGCCAATAGAGCGTGTACCGTTTATTAGTAAATTAGAATATGAAATTCAGGGAGTAGAATCCAACAAGATGACTGTTGGACAGCTAATGCAGGAAGAGCCTAGTGACGGGCCTTCCGTGCGACGTCCCCAAGCCAAAGGCAAAAAGCCCAAGGCCCTGACCTCTAAGGAGATATTGCAGGAAAGCATGGACGTATGCAAAAGCGCTAGAACTAAACCTCCTGAAGAAGTTGAGTAAAAAGAAAAAAGAGAAGCTCCTAACTTATACCGATAAAGCGGAGTTAATAGACAAGGAGCTTAGTAAGCGGCGACACAAATGGTTTCTTTATTCGGTGGCATGGATTGACTTCGATGACGTATGTCAAATTATTCGCGCACATATTCATAAAAAATGGGATCAATGGGATCAAGAGAGAGCTCTAGAGCCATGGCTTAATAAAATTATATCCAACCAACTCAAGAACATTCTCCGTAATAATTATGGAAACTATGTGCGTCCCTGTTTGAATTGCCCTTTTAATCAAAGCGGCCCTCCTGATGGAGACCGAGAGGGTCTTTGTGCTTTTACAGCCAGCGGGATGCAATGCAATGAATGCCCTTTATACGCTAAATGGGAGTCAACCAAAAAAGATGCATACAATACGAAAATGGCGGTCACAATGGAAAACCATGTCCATGAGATGTCGATGATGCCAGGGCAAGCTTTTGATAGCCTAGACGACTCTATTCAACGTGTCCATCTTAAAATGGAAGAGGTGTTGCCTAAAAAAAAATTTAAAATCTACAAGATGCTCTATATGGATAATCTTTCAGAGGCGGACGTAGCCAAAGAGATGGGGTATAAGACTTCGGAGAAGGGTAGAACCGCAGGCTATAAACAAATCCGTAATTTAAAAAAGTTTTTTAAGAAAACTGTAGAGGAATTAATAGAAAAACACGACATAATTATAACAGGTGGAACAATCTCTTACTGAACAGCAAAAGGCATACATAGATGCCAACCATAAGACTACTCCTGACTTAATAGAGTTAACGAGAAAGGTCTTTAATGATGATTCTCTTGACGGGCGCACAAAAGAGGGAAAGGCTGTGCGTAGTTATTTGGTGGAATGTGGGCATAAATACAATACTACTAAAAGCAAAAAAGCTAAAAGAATAATCTTAACTGATGAACATAAAGAATTCATAGAGCGTTCTGCCCAGGACCAAATGAATGCGTTTCAGATCGCTTGTATTATTTGGCCAGAAGCACACATTACTCCTTTAAGCAAGGAAACCTTGGTGGTTGCGGAGCACATTAAAAATCAAAAGCCTAATTTACTACAAATGACAGATTCGGCATTGGGGGACAAATACGCCCCTCCTCAGACGCTTTCGGCCGCAGTAAAACTAATCAATACTTATGCACACGAAGAAATCCGCATAGACAAATTAGCGCTCAGGGAAAAGAATTGCGCAGAATCATTATTAAAATTTCTATCCAGCCCTAGGCTTTTACAGGTTATTAACAATTATAGCGATATAACTGATAGAGAATTATTTGAAGCAGAGTTTATTCGTACTACTTGGGAGAAATTCGACTTAACAGCAGATGAAATAAATCTATATATCAATGTGTGCATAGACTATGTTAATTTAAAGAACATAACCAAAGCAATGGAAAAACTAAATAGAATGTTCCATGAAGCAGAGGATCAAAGGGATATGACAGTAAGACTTGCTGAGTTATTAAAAACTAAAAGCGACGAATACAATCAATGTGAAAAAAGAATGGAGTCGCTCGTCAACCGTTTAAACGGTGACAGAGCGCGTAGAATACAAGGACAACATGAAGAGAATGCATCTGTTCTGTCTTTAGTACAATTATTCCAGGATGAGAATGAGCGTCAAATTATGTTAAGGATGGCTGAAATGCAAAAAGAAGCGATTGAAGAAAAGGCTGTAGAATTAGAATCTATGCCTGCATGGAAAGCAAGGGTCCTGGGAATCAGTAAAGGCGATGCGATATGATAGACCCTTTAAAACCGAACTTATACTGCAAGATATGTAGCGAGTCGTTTAAGTCTGAACGCTCTTTGCATTCTCATTTTAAAAAGCACAAGCTTACATTGGCAGAATACTATTGTCAAGAGTATCCGCGAATCAATAAGTTCAGCGGTGACCCGCTGCCCTTTAAGAATAAGTTTGATTATTTTACTAAGGATTTTACTTCCAGGGTTCAAATGAATAAATGGATTGCTAAATCACCCGAAGACGAAGTCAAGGAATACATTCTTGATCAGCTAAGGTATCGTATTCAGAATAAAAAATTGAGATTTGCTCCCTTTCACCTTGAAATTGAAACATTAAAATTGCCATCGCTTAATGTTTTTATTGAGCATTTTGGATCATATTCTAATGTGTGTAAATTGCTTGAAATTGAGCCGCTTTTTAAAAGGGGGCTTGCAGCTCCCGAGCAATTTTTTGAAGATAACAAAAAATTTGAAGACGTCAAGATATTCATAGATACCCGAGAGCAGAAACCATTAGACTTTAAGGAATCCTCTTCGATGAAACTAGACTTCGGGGATTATACCACGGGGGGCGAAAATTACACTTATACCTACGTTGATCGTAAAAGCGAGTCGGACTTTAAGTCTACGTTAAGCACGGGCCTTGAGCGCTTTAAAAAAGAACTAGATCGAGCCAGAGAGTTCAATAGCTACCTATACATAGTGGTAGAGAGCAGCATTGAGAAGGTAAAGAAGAATAATATATTTGGGGCACACAAATCTAACTTAGAATATATCTTCCATAACCTACGCAATTTAACACATGACTATCACGACGTTTGTCAATTTATATTTAGCGGGAATCGACGAAACTCCGAAATCCTTATTCCTAAATTACTTCTTGGAGGAGAAAAGCTATGGAATATAGACTTTCAGTATCATGTAGACAAATATGCAGCTTCTGCTTAAACGAAAGAAATTTGGTGGTGTTTTTACTTGTATACCTGGCTTCGTCAACATTAATGGGGATGGCAGGGTTATAGTAGATGAAGGAGATCAAGAACGAGCCAGAGAAATGATTGAATATGATGTTTATATTACTCCTGAGAAAAAATGGATAGATTTAACATATGCATACAATGAAGGGTTCTTGGACTCGAGTCAACTAAGGAATTGGAAATGAGCTGGGAAGAAGGAAAACAACACTACGAGCAAAACAACGTTAATGAGCGCGTTGCTAACGCCAAGGGGCTTCTTGAGGAGAAACAGGCCAAGCTATTACTATACGAATTTTTAAGAGAGAATACTACATTT